GTCATTCATAAACTTTTTAACACCAACCGCGGATTCACGGGTTAACCCCGCATACTTAGAAATATTGTGCCAAGATTCTTCTGAAGCATTCACTTCTTTCATAATACCCGCAATGGATGTATTATAATCTAAAACCTCTTTTACAGTTTTAGCGGTTCCCGCCATACCTTCGCTAATACCACCAACTGATTCTTCATCACCTGTACTCATAATTAATATGTTTTATAAATAAATACACCAAAGACGTAATTTAAGTCTTTGGTGTATTATCTTCAATTATTCTATCTATGATATATTTTCGTATGTAAGTAGGGATTTTCAGGAATTCAGAATATTGTGTCCTTAATATTTTTGACATTAAATAATATTCTTCTATTAAATTTTTTCCATAATCAGAAGAAAGGGCGAAAAAAGTCCACCCCAAAGGATACATTAAATGTAACCAATTCTCCTGACGGGGCGTATACTTGTCTTTTTAAATCCAATTGAGGAACATTTTCTCTTAATATTTTTCTAATATGTTTTGAATCCATAATAGGTAATGTCGAAACAAATTGAGATATGTTTCCAAGGTCAGAGTTTCCTTCAATAGAAACTATCTCTTTCATTAAACGATGCGTAATAATTGGTGCGGTCACCCCTTTTGGATATTTTTCGGAAAGTTTATCCAACTCAACCGATTCATAAAAAGTTATCGGTCTTAATTTTACCTCAACATTTGATTTTGGTAAGACAGTACTAAACGTTCCATTTTCATCAGGTTTTAAATCACATTGTTTTAACGCCAAAGTATCAAGAATCTCGGTGTGCTCAAACAATTTATTTGTTTTAGGGTCAACCAAATTAAGTTTATATTCAGGACCGAAAGATGAATTACGTAAAAAAATTAAAACAGACTCAACGTCACTTTCGATAAGTTCTTCAGGTCTTAAATCGTGTTCATAAATTTTATTTCTTAATAATGAAATTACAATATTTTCTTTATTATCATTACTCATTAAATAATTTTCATCAGTTGCCGTCAAATAACCAACCTTTAGTGATGATTTTTTTGACTTATAAAAAATACCTTGAGTCGGTAATTTAATAACGTCGTGCGGTAAACTTAAATTTTCGGTGGCGGCCCTTAAAGTATTTTCATCCATTTCCATATTATATCTTTTTTTTTAAATATAATTTACATACTTTTTATATAAAGTATAAAACAAAAAAATCCACGCAAACAATGTTACGTGGATTGAAATTATATTTGAATAATTTAATTAGTATACTAAAATACAACGGTCAGGTCTCAATGTCGCATTAATCTCAGCGATACCATCAGTACTATAACCTAACGAACCAAAGTCAACACTTGATAACCAAGCCCCTTCTAAAATCCATTTCTCAACAACAACACCTGTTGGGTCCAAAAGTTCTAAGTCGATATTTTTCTTATAACCCGCAGCGTAACCCATACGTCCTGTTACTGATTCCGCACATAAACGAACCCATTCCATTAACGCTTGTGAAGCTGAAGGTCCGATTGGGTCTCTAAATTTAACACTTATCTCACCCCAGTTAAAACGACCCGCAACCCAAGTTGAAGTATTTAAGAATTGAATCTCAGTTGCTCCAACAGTTAATTTAGGTCTAGCCGTACTTTCCACAAACCATTCGTTAATTCCTAATGTTGAAGGAAACCTCATTATAAACCTGTTTTGTCTTTTAGGTTCATATGGTATCGGCATTTTCATTAATAAATCAGCCATCTTATCTTATTTTTAATTTTTATGTTTATTTTTGTATATAAATAGTCTTTGAATAATTTTTCTATTGACTTCTATTTTTTTTATTTTTATAATTCTAGTAATCTAGTTATAAATATTCTAGTTAATTATTTTAATATATTAATTTATTATAAATAGCTTAATATTTTATTAATCATATAATTTTCTAGTAAAGACTCAGAGTTTGCCTCATTGTTAAGTCTAGTTATAACTATCTTTTTCATTCCACCTTCAGAAGTATCTTTCACGACAAAATGTATTTCAGGATAAACTCTTGATAATTCATCTTCTATGTGTTGAACCATACTTCTTACATTACTAATGTCGTCATCTGAAAATCCTAATGAAACAGAACCATATTTACCACTATCAATTAATCTACCTACCTTATTATATACTTGGTCTAAAAAGTCAGATAATGCTAATTTCTTATTATGTTCCGGACTAGACGCACCTTTACTTGGGTCCAATTTAAACCTCTGACCGAATTCTTTTGACGATACAGGATAGTATTCACCTTTTTCATCTAAATACACGTCAATCATTTGATAATCGTCTAAATCACCTGTTTTGTAGTAACCTCCGATTTCTTCAAAGTTCAAAACATCTTTGATGTTACTAATCATTTCTTGTTTTTCTTCCGGTGTTAATGCAATGTCTATAAATAATTTAACACCTTTTTTAATTACTTTCGGACTATGACCTCTAGCCGTGATAATTGAAAATGGATTAGCGTAAATTAATGTCTCTTTGAATTTCTCAAAACTTGGGGAAAATCTATTATTTTTAACCGCTTTAATCGTATCCCTTAAAAATGTTTCAGGATGTGTGAAATCTCTAAACGGGTCTTCATCAAACCCAACAATTGTCGAGTCTTCATATTCAAAAGGTTCCTTACCGATTAAATGTCTATATTCGGCAAAATGGTCTGTCGGCATTCCAATAGAATTACCCTCTTCATCTTTAAGATAAATTTTAGTTGGCATTCCTAAAATATTGTCATCCCAATCTAAAGCGTATAATCTTAGATTTCTTTCTTCAGCAACCTCTTTTAAAATTTTTTTAATTAAATTTCTATTACTCATACATATAAATATTATTATATAAAAAAAAGGGAGAACTTGTCTCCCTTTTTATTTTTAGAGTTGTTTGTTATATATTTTCAAACGATGCCCCTGTTGGTGTGATGTAGAATGTGATATCAATGAACTCTAATGATTTAGTTGGTTTGATGTAAATCTTACCTGTCATTTGATTTCTATCTAAATCAGCTGCGTCTGATGAAACTGTTACTCGGAAATCATAAAGACCTCTGTCTCTTCTGATTGAATCTAAGATAGGGTTAACCGCATCTAAGAAATCTTGTCTTACTTTTTGGTCGTTTTGTTCGAACAACAATCTCACTGAAACCGCTGAAATTAACTTACGAGCTTGTAATAACAATCTTCTTACGTTTATTCTGTCTAATGCAGACTCTCTAATTTGAAGAGTTTTGTTACCCCAAATTACTGTACCTACGTCAGAGAATGTTGCGATTGGGTTAATTCTACCACTGTAAAGAACGTCTCTATCTTCTTGAGTTAATTTCTTACGTGCCTTAACTGCATTTACGATACCTCTTGTGTAACCTGCCGCTGCGAACCAAGGGAACGCGATGTTATCGGTTAACGCTAAGTTTCTTGTAACCTCAGCTGTTGGTGGTAAATAAATTTGAGTATTATTAACACTATCTCTCGTTAATACCCAAGGGTAATATGTTGCAGTGTAGTTAGAATCAATACCTGTTCCTTCTAAGTTATCTACCGCCTCTTGAGGGTAAATTAAATCTTCAGGACTAAATGTAGGTGTAAACATTTGAGAATCAGGTGTTGTACAGATATAGATTGAGTCAGCTCTGTCATTTTCAATCATATCAATTGCATACTCAACAACATCTGAATGGTTTACATAATCAACACCCGGAGTTGCGAATACGTTAATATTAACCGCTTCAGGGTTAGAAAAACTTCTTTGTCCTAACATATATGCGTAATAGTCAGTATTACCCCAATCTTGAGAATTGTCTCCAACTGTGATTTGTTTAAACGCTCCCCAACCTGTTGCGGTAGGGTATTTAACTGAAGGACAAGAACCTTTTAAGTAACCACTTCTACCTAATGCAAATCTATCGGTGTTTGTTCTTGAATCTCTATAGATATCCCATCCGTCAAAACCACCAGCAACTACCATAGTGAATTTACGTGCGTAAAGTCTGTAGTATGGGTTAGATTCATTTGAAGGGTCAGAACTGAATTCAGCATTACCTGTGTAGAATTTAGTTGTTGCACTTGTAATAGCACTCATCACATACTTGTTAGTTTGTGGGTCTAACGTTTTTTCGTAGAATGTGTTATTAATTGTGATAGCCGACGCTCTGTTATCCATATGGAAACCTCTTGTTTTAGTATCCCAAATGTTACCTGAAACTGCCGTACAAATATCTAACGGTAATTGTTTACCTTTGTAATTAACAAAATCAATATCATACCCTACAGTATCTGAGATACCTAAATAAGTTCTTCTAACATTATCACCAGCAGTTCTAATTGTATCATCAGCACCTGAAGATAAACCGAATGGTGGGTTATAAATTACTTCACCTGGGAAATCATATTTTGTTTTGAAAATTGGGAATGGTGAACGAGCTCCATTGTATG